AATTTATATTATTTATGTTACAGAATGAAAATATTTGATATAATGAATTTGGCTGTGAGATTTAGCCTAAAGTAGATAAGTTACTTGGAAGGGGCTTATCTACTTTTTAAATTTATGAGTATGTGGAATAACTTGATTTGGTGGAATATTAACAACAATATCCTCACAAGTAATAGCACTAGGAGTATTAGGTTTAAAAGTAACCCCTTCTTTTGCCATTTTTGAACACATCTCCAAACGATATAAACTAATTTCCATTTTGGTTTTCTTAATTAGTAGTCTTTGTGCTTCTATATTTACTGTTGTTGCTTCGTGGCAAAGTGCTGGTGATTTTCCTAATGGAATATTAAATTGTGCAGATATACCATAATTCAAATTAAATGTATCTTTTTCAAATCTAGGAATTTCTGAATAGTACAAAATCTCTCCAGTATCTTCGTCATAAATTGGCGTTCTCGTAATATGTTCTTTGGGTCGTGCAAAAGACCAACTATCAGTTACATAAGGTGTAATGGTAAGGCTAGGAGAAGCACAAACTATACCTTGTGACATCCTGTAACTAGGCATTGAGCTTGGCGTGATCATGGTGGCATTGTTATTTACCACGCCCTGTGCATTACTAGATGGGGAAGCAACTGTTGTATTAGCTAGAACTTTTGTAGGACAGAGAAGTAAAGCTACTGTCCAAATGTAGTTGTAGTTTCTGTTGTAGTGCTTGTATTTATTTGACGAGTTATTGTTGTTGTTGTGTCTAATCCTGGGGTGATTAGTGTTTCTTGTAGAGAAAAGGCTGCTCCATCGTTTGATATTGACCAGCGAGGTATAGCTTCTAAGTTTGGTGAAGTCCAATGAAAGTTTACTCCCCCGACTGTTTGTTCATTCG